ATTCTAACAAGTTCGCTAATTCGGGATTTATTTCTTCTGGTGTACTCAGCATAGTAGCTACTTCCAGATGGTGGATTGCCTTTATTGCCTCGGCTCGCATAAGAGTTGCCAAATTCTGCTCCCAGTCTTGCAAAGAGGGCAGAAAGTTTAATATTGGCAGCTTCAAAAAAAAATCAGGAATATCGTGGCTTTCGGCCCAGTGCTTTGCCTTTGCAACGCCGTACTGATAGTTGTAGGTAGTAATATCCTCGATTTCATCGAAGTACAGGACCGTTGCCAACTTCATCCGCAGGGTCAGGTTAGTGGCCAAACCAAACCTTTCTTTCAGGTGGCTATTCAGCACTGCCAGTTTGGTCAGGAGTGCTTCTTTGGTCTTTATCTTGCTATCCATCAGGACCGCATCAACTGCGGCCATGTGCTTCTGAAGGATTGCCGGACTGATACCCCATTCCAGTTCCTCGTAAATATCCAGTGCTGCATTGGCTCTGGTGTAAGGAATGTACGGCTCAGAAATGAAGCGGTAATAGTTGCGCCCGCCAGAGGTAAAGGCAAATTCGATTTTATCCCGCCATTCCGCTGGTGCTGCACCGGCATAGGCTTTACTCGCCTCGGTAGATGTATCGGGCAAAGGCTTCGTTTCCGGCATAGACCCAGCCAAAGCCGAAGGCGACCTGCCAAAGAGGTTGAATAATGTTTGCATCACTTGGAGTTAAGAGGAAAAGAATGTAAAGCCACGGAGCCATACAGAAAGGACAGCGGCCTAATGGTTTATTCAACCGGTATGGCAGCCGGTCAATCAGATTGCCGTACCATCGAAGGTATGGCACCTCATCCAGACAATAGGCAAAGAACCAGCAAAAAAAAGCGGTCGATATTGCACTGACAATCATCGCCTGCCGCCTCTTGGTCCTTTGGGCTTTTTGGTGCCGCAGTTACATTTGAACTTCATATCCGCAAAGATAAGAAAAAAACCACTTGAAATTTCCAAGTGGCTTTCGGTCCAATTTTATCAAATCACTACAAAAAGGCATTTAGCTCTCCGGTTGTCGAATCAAATTCGCCAACCTCAAAGCTGATGGTGTCGTAAGTCTTTCCGCCCTGCTCGAATGTTACCAGTTGGCCGGAAGGACTAAAGTATTGCAGTTGGTATAAGCCGCCGTATGGATTAAAAAACCCGGCATCGTAATCTTGGGTAAGGATGACAACCTGACCTGATAGCGGGGCTTCGGTTAGGGTTATCTTTTGCCCCTTGCCGTTGGTTATCTGAATGGTGATCTCAGCCTCAGAATAGGCAGGCGGTACATGGATGAAAAGACCCTCCATGCAATCGGGCAGAAGGGTGCAGACTTTCAGGATGTTCTTGCAGCAACTCATGGGGCAAAGTTACTACTTTTCGCAATTTTGTCGCCAAATTCTTGCAGCCCATATTCCGCAACAATCTGGTAAAAGTTGGTAGTCAGGTAATAGCGCAAGGCATCCAGACAGTGGCCGATTTGCGGATTTTCCTTTTTCCACGCATCCAGACTTCCATCATTGTTTATCCGGGCCGCTTTCAGGTCAGCAATCAATTCAGGCATAAAAGTAGCGGCAAATAAGCCCTCGTTGTGGTCGTGTAAGGAGAATAATACTTTGCCGTGTTTGAAAACCAGATTGGTATGTAAACGACTTGATATGTAGCGTGGGTTTGCATTGGGTATATGCATTTGATAGGTCGGGTCGAGGTGCAGGTAATTGGCAATCAGTTGATAATTGGACTTGTTATCACTTGTCGCTTCGTTGGCATTCTTTCCGCTTCGGTCGCCGTTTATGTGGTATTCAAAGCCCGGATATTCAGCCAATATGGTTTGGCACATGGCTTCCAAATCGTGCATCCGGTAAACCTTCAGCACATGGACATTGCAATAGTAGCGGTCCTTCGGTGCGTTAATCGTGTGCTGTGCTACAAGGCAGGTGTTTCCGCCATTGGCAGAGTTGAAATCAAAGGACAAATAAAGCGGCATCCCCGGTTTGGCTTTGATTGCACCCCGGAAGACATGGATTTCCTCATCAAATTCTTTGGCAAATAGCTTTTCCTTATCCCAAATACCCCAGTGGCCGAGTGCATAGATTTCGTACATGGTCTCATTCACTTCTCGAAGGGCTTCCATCCGGGTAATGTAGTTGGCATCCAGAAAGCTCAAGGCATCTCGGTAGGTGCCATGCAGCCGCAAGATTTGGTCTTGCTCCGCCTCTGGTACCTCGTCAAAGAATCGCTTCTTTATCCAGTGGGTATCGCTGACCGGGTTAAAGGTCAGGAAGAACCGCTTTTGGTGATTGGACTTGCCCCGCAATCGAAGGGTTATCTGGGTAAAGTCATCAAGAAACAATTCGGTTGCTTCTTCTATCCAGATGTATTTCGCCTGACTGAGCGATTTCAGCTTCTCAGGGTCATCGCAGCCGAGGAAAACTATTTTGTTGGTACCTGAATGAATTTCCATATAACCGGGCTTGACCTGCAAAAAGTGGTTTATGCCCCACTCGTTTATTTTGTTTTTGAAATCGGCAAAGACTGAATTTCGCAGCGTTGCGGCAACCTTGCGGATGACAAAGAAAGTCTGGTATTGGTTTTCGGAGTGATTGCAGATTTCAGCCAAAAAAAGCTGAATCATGGATTGGCTTTTACCAGAACCTGAGCCGCCCCAAAGGATATTGAAGGTGTTCGGATTGATTACAGCGGGCAGGTACTTGTGCTGCCAGAGTGCCGGGTCTGAGAGGTCAAGAGTCTGCAATCGGCTTGGGTTTAATCACCGTTACCATGCTGCCGGAAAGGTCCACATCTTGCTTTGGCTTGCCATACGCTCGGTCAAGGAGTAGTTCGGCGGCCCGTACATCGCCTTTTGCCGCCTTAGCTCTGAGGGCCATCAGGATTGCCTCTGCTGCTGTCTTGCCGTCCTTTTCATCGCCAAGTACATTGGCTAATAGTTCCCGGAGTTCCGGGAGTTTTTTTGGACGGCCACCGCCAATAGTGTTGCCTGACTTTAACTTTCCGCCGTTTCTGCCTTCTCTCATCATAACGAGGATTTTACGAGGTTTTTAAGGGCAATCTTGCGGCCCTTATGTTACTTCTTTTTTGCTGCCTTCTTTGCCTTCTTAGCGACCGATAGAGAGATTGCGATTGCCTGAGAACGGGCCTTGCCTCGCTTCATTTCAGTCTTGATATTTGAACCTATCGTTTTAGGGCTGTAACCTTTTTTCAATGGCATGGCAAACTAATTTAAGTTTCTTCGATGCAAAGATAAAAAAAAAGCCAATCTCTTTCAAGACTGGCTTTCCAACTATGCAGCCGCACGAATCTGCGCAGGGGCAAAGTTTACATTTATGGTTTTGCCGGTTATGGCTTTGAAGTCTCCCTCAGTCTCTTTCTCGCTGTCAATTCCAGTCGGCCCCTTGTTATTTTGCCGTTCCTATCGGAGTTCAGAACGGCCACACGGCGAAGTGTGTTGTGGAGCCGGAGGGATTCGAACCCTCGTGCAGACAAGTGAATTACTTTGGTGCAATCGTCTTCGCTGCAAAGATAAAAAAAAAGCCCCGATTAAGAGGCTTTGAGTTTTTTCAGAAATTCGGCAACCAGTTTTTTGATTTCAGGTGCCTGTGATTGAGGCACCCGAAAAGCGACCGTAGTAGTCGCCTCGCCGTATTGCGGTTTTCGGCCTGCGTTGGATTTGGGCATTACCAGAGAGGTTTGAAGTAAAGGGGCCGAAGCCCCGGTTTAAATTATGCTGTCATGTATAATGCTTTTTCTCTTGCAGTTTTTAAATATTCAACTTGATTCCAGAATTTTTCAATTAGGATTTTAACTTCATTTGTTGAAAAACCCATTTTAGTTAATTCTTTTTCAGTTCTTAATTTCATTGTTTCTGTTCTCATTTTTTTTTGTTGTTAAATCCTGCACCGTTGCAGTGATACAAAGGTAATACCTGTTTTCTATTTTGCAAACTTTATTCAAAATATTTTGCAAACTTTTTTAACTTCTTGATTTTTATCAAAAAAAA